TGGGTAAGAAACTTGTTAATGTTGCTGAAAGACTAGCCATTTCTCCCGAAGAATTTGTCGGTGGTATGGGCGAAGCTATAGAAAATATACCTGAAAGCGCCGTAGGACTTGGTGCAAAAGGATATGATATAGCTGAAGGGCTTATTGGACTTACAACGCCGGAGGGCCGCGCAGCCGCGTTGAAAGGAATACAACAAATTCCTTCAGCCGTATCGCGTGAAATAAACCGCGCTGTTATGAGTCCCGTTGAGGCTATTGAACGCGGCGGGAGATTTGCTAAACAAGATCCTTTTGGTGCGTTGGCGGGCGTGTCGGCTCTCACAGGAGGTATCGGGGGCTTATCTGGTAGCGGCGCGCTATCAACAATGTCTCGGTTAACAAGCCCTGCGGCCCTTCCTGAGTTAGCTGCTAGAGGTATTGGCGCAGGCGTAGAGCGCGCGGCCCCATCCATGCTCGCGCCGTTTAATCAAGGAATGGCCGAGCGTGTTGTAGAGAACCAGTTCCTTGGCGACATAATGACAGACCCTAACGCTGTTGCGGCGGCGGCTAGGGCTAATGTCCCAGTGACGCCAGGTGCTCCAACAGCCACAGTAGCGCAGCGTTTAGCTGAAGCTGGTCAGTATGAGCCGCGTCTTGCAGCAAGAGAGGCAAGCCTTTCTACGGTTTCTTCGCCAGCGGGGCGGGAAGCGTTAGTAGCGCAGCAAACACGTTTGCAGGCTATTCAAGATCAGCTTGGACGCATCGACGCGCAGATACAGCAACAAGGCATGGCGATGTCGCCGCAAGCGCGGGCGCAGTTAAGCGAGACGCGCAATCAGTTACTGCGACAATACGCGGCTGAACAGCAAGCGACAGAACAAGCGCTTGGCGCTACGGGCGAGATGCTGCCTGCTACGGGTCAGATTGCGCCAGGTGAAGCGCTAAGTCAGCGTCTGGGTGAGACACGCGACGCTTTTCGTGAACAGCGCATTACACCGCTGTATGAAGACGCTTTTAGAACGGCGGGCAACAGACGCATTGATACACAGGGTGTTATACAAGCCGCTGAAAATATTCTTGGTGGTCGGTTAGCTGACGTGCCGTTAGGCGTGGCTACACGAACTGTCAGAGATCTTAACGATCTGCAACGCGGCGCTACTTTGCGTGAGCTAGACCGCGTTCGTAAGTCGGTTAACAAAGATATTGCCGCTGCTCAAGCTGCCGGTAGACCGATGGGCGATCTATATGAGCTGCACGGCGCTATTGATACTGCCGTCAGAGACACCCGCGCCATACCTGAACGCGCTAAGTTTGAATACGCAAACGCCCTAGAGACATATCGTCAGGAGTTTGTGCCGCGCTTTAGGCAGGGTATTGTCACGGACATCTTACGCACGACAAAGAAGAATCAAAGCGGTCTTTTACCTAGTAAGACTGTCGATACATTCTTAGCTAATGAAGATAATGCCGCGCAGTTTGCTACAACATTTGGTAACGACGCTGTAGCGCGTCAGGCCATGACAAGCGGCCTTCAGGATCTAGCCCGCGCTGAAGCTGTTAACTCAACGACAGGCGCTATCATGCCTGAAGCTATAGATAAGTTTGTAGCGTCTAAGGCACGTCAATTAGAGATCATGGGCATAGACGCTAATCAAGTGTTCGGCCCTGTTCGCGCGGAAGCGCAGCGGTTGATGACTGGCCTAGAAGATCTTACTGCTAACGCGGCTAGAGTTCGCGGCTACGCGGACGCTAAAGCTCTTACAACTGCGGCGCTTGGCGATAAACGTCTGATGGGCGACTTGACGCAGCGTCTGGAGGGGCCAGCTCGCGAAGCGTTTAATAAAGAGATAACAGACCGCGCTATTGGATTTATAGCCAATAAGACGCCTGACGCAGCAATGAAATACTTACGCGACAATAACGATACGATCCGCATGGCGATTGGTCGTGACAGTTATATGCGTCTGACAAATTTAGCGGCTAATCAAAAAGCGCTTGACGAAGTTGCTAAGTCTGCACCTAAACCTAAAGGCGATATGATCGTAATGTTGTCGGGCAATTTCCCGCAAGAGGCGTTAACGGATCTTAAAGTTGTTGCGAATGAATTAGCCCGCATGGAAAAGGCGGAAAATCTAGCTGACGTAACACCTAAACCATCGGCGTTTGAGGCTGTTACCGAAGAAGCTAAACAAAAAGGCGTTCCTCGTAAGGCGTTTGCTGGCTTCTTAGATCGCCGCGCTACGATGATGGAAAAGATTTACTCTGCGTTCCAGAATTTTGCAGACCGTAAAACATCGGCAATCATAGCGGACGCCATGATTAATAACCCAGATCGTTTTGCGGACATGGTTGACCGCGCGGCTGCACGCGCCGCTCAGAAGGCCGCTCCTAAACCGCCTGAATCTGCTAGACGCACTTTAGGCCGCGCCGCCATTACGGGGGCAGTAACAACACAAAATGCGTTATACCCCGAAAACCGAAATGCGATGGCGAGATGACACCAATGGCTGAATATCAAGTGTTTTTTGATGTCGCCGTTGGAATCATCGGCGTCCTAGGCGGATGGGTATTGAATACCGTCTGGGGCGCTGTCAAAGATTTGCAAGAAGCCGATAAGGATCTGGCCGATAAGGTCGCCGCTATCGAGGTTCTTGTAGCAGGGCGCTACGTTACCCGCGATGAATTTAATTCAGCGTTAGGCCAAGTGTTCGCAAAACTTGACACCATTCGAGATCTTGTAAGCCAGAAAGCAGACCGGCGATGAAAGAGAACTATCCACAGGCGCTTAAGCAGGTTCTCAAATATGAGGGCGGCTACGTTGACCATCCAAAAGATCCAGGCGGCCCGACGAATAAGGGCGTTACGCAAGCGGTCTATGACAGTTGGCGTAAATCACAGAATCTCCCAACGCAGAGCGTGCGCGCTATTGCTGATTCGGAAGTTGCGGCGATTTACAAGAACCTCTATTGGGATCGTGTTTCTGGAGATAATTTGCCCGACGGCGTTGATTTTGCTGTGTTCGACTTTGCTGTGAACAGCGGCGTATCGCGAGCAGCTAAATATCTTCAAGCTGTTGTCGGCGTTACGCAGGACGGTCAGATCGGCCCTGCAACAATCCAAGCCACCAAGACCTACGTCGCTATGGCCGTCACGAACAAACGTCTGGCGTTTATGCAGTCGCTGTCGATCTGGTCTACGTTTGGCAAAGGCTGGTCTGCGCGTATTGCAGACGTTAAAGCGCAGATCATAGCGCTTGTTAAATAGAATCATTGTCGCTCTTACGGCGTCATATGTTGCGAAACTAGCATTTATGCTTGGCATTTATTTTAGAGGAGCACTCGAATGATTAAGAATTGGAAAACCACCATCCCTGGCGTCCTCACTCTCGTTGGTGTCCTCTTCAACGCTTGGCAGACCAAGACGCTCGACTGGCCTTCGCTTCAAGCGGCGTTGATTGCTATTGGTCTGATCGGCGCTAAAGACTTTAACGTCACGGGCGCATGACAACTGCAATCTTAGTCGGCATACTTTTACTTGTGCTTTACGGCGCAGCTAAGATTCTTATGGCCGACGCTTATGATCGTGGGCGGCGTGAGGAAGTCACACGTCGTATGGATCTGCAAGCCAAACTGAAAGCGCAACAGACCAATGTCGTTATGGCTCCAAAAACCGTGGACGATACTATTTCTGATCTTGACAACGGCACTTTCTAGCTGCCAGTCAACGAGCGGCGGATCGTGTCCGCCACTCGCTCAATATTCAGTCGCTCAACAGCGCGCCGTTGCCGCTGAACTTCGGCGGCTCCGTGGATCCGAAACGGCTCAGTTTATCGTCGATTACGGCAAGCTCCGCGCGGCGTGCAGGCTTTAGATCTTCTTTCTTAGCGGGCTTCAGATCGGCGCGCTTCTTATAGCCAATGCCGGAACCTTCTTTCTGGGTCACATAGTCATTGGCGAACATCGCCGCAAACGCTTCGTAGTTCATTGCATCTAAACGGCTGTCGATATGCGTCGGGCTGCTAAACGCTCTTGCGTTCTTAACGCAGACCATGATGATTGCTACCTCAAAGGGGTGAATATCGCGGCCCAAACGCAAAGATGCCAGATCAGCAATAAGCTGAAAATTATCTTCAATTCCACCGTAGTCAGCCCCTCGCTCGCCGATTATTTCGCTTGCCTGTTGTAGTAGATCGTGCGGATTCATCAATTTCCCCTAATAGTTCGGCTCGCTCACGCAACATTCGCAACGTCGTGTAACGCTGATGCAAACGTATAATGACCGTAGACCGCCGAGCGTTCTTGCGCTCGTCACCCAAGAGATCCAATACCTCTTGTTCCGTATAGTCCGTCAGGACTTCGTTCAATTCACGCCAGTTCATTTAAAGCTAACTCCGCTAACGAACGCTTGTCATGCAGACTTGCGTAGATGCGCTCGTCAATAGTCTTATTACAGATCAGAACATAACACCACACTTCTTTTGTCTGCCCGCTACGGTGCAGTCGTCCGATGGTCTGTTCGTAAAGCTCAAGCGACCACGGCAACGATAAGAAGATGATCTTGTTGCCGCCGAACTGTAGGTTCAGCCCGTGCCCTGCGCTCTTTGGATGCAGGGCCAAAAGCTCAAGTTCACCTTTGTTCCACTTGTCAACTACATTTGCGTCATCCATAGTAGAGAGTTGTGGATAACGTCTTTTAAGTTCGGCTAACTCTTCTTTGTAGTTGTAAACGATGATCGTGTTCGCTCGTTGATTCTCTTCGAGTATTTCATCCAACAGATCAAACTTATGGGATCCGATCCATTCCGGCTTATCCAGTCCGTAAATGAAGCCGCCGGCAAGTTGCTGAAGCTTTTGCGTAACGACTGCCGCCGTTGGAGCGCTGATGGTCTGATTAAGTTCAAGGACAAACTCCTTTTTCATTTTATTATACGGCGCGAGATCCATATCGCAACGCATTGGTATGACGTTTAGCGGCGGCAACTTATCTTTATACTCGCCAGCCTCTAGCACATACGACGCTGGTTTGATCGCGGCCATGACATGCGTGAGCGCTTCCGGCAGCGGTTCCCACTGTTGATAGTCACGATTAACACAGTAAAAATACTGTTGCAGGAACGCGCCTTTGCTGCGGCCTAGCAGTTTCTGATCAACGACCTTGCACTGGCCGAACACGTCCTCCAAGCCATTAGACGTAAACGATCCTGTCAAGCCCCAGCGTATGTGAAACTTGTCGAGGATTTTTAATAAATATTTAAACCTTTTACCGCTTGGGTTTTTTAATCGCGTAAGCTCATCAAAAACCAAACCGTCAAAAGTAGTGGGATCAATGCTAGGAATATTGTCATAGTTCGTCACCACTATATCGGCGTCAGAGTCAAAGGCGGCTTTGCGTTGCGCTGGCGTGCCAACTGCAACAGATATATCAAATTCAGGGCACCATTTCTGCCCTTCCTGTCGCCAAACATCAGTGCAAACGCGCTTTGGTGCAAGCACTAACCAGCGATCAACGAAGCCGCGGGCTAACATTTCTGTCATCGCGGTTAATGTTATTGCTGTTTTACCTGCGCCGACAGGCGCAAGAATCAGTGCTCTATCGCGTGCGAAGAGAAAGTCTGCGGCTTCATGTTGATACGGTCGTAAGTCCATCTATCTACCTGTTCACGATTCCAGAGGCACGCATAACGCTGATTCAATTTACGCATATCTTCGGCAAATAATTTTTGTAATGCGGACAGCTTGCCTCCGTCCTTTTTCAGTTCTACAAACCATGTCTCGCCGTTTGGTAAACAAACAATTCTGTCAGAAACGCCGCGATTCGATAGGCTGTTAAATTTAAACGCAAGGCCGTTAAGTGATTGAACGGACTTAACAAAGTAGCGTTCAATGTCTTTTTCCAAATCAGTCATAAAAAACTTATTGACACATCTGTAATAAATTGTCTAGTATGCAAATCACGAAAGGTAGTCTACAATGCACTCGGATATAGTCGGCGGTTCCACAGCGAAGCGCGTAATGAACTGCCCTGGCTCAGTGAAGCTGGCGCAATCCGTTCCCCCAAGACCATCATCAAAATATGCAGAGGAAGGATCACTGTTACATGACGCAATGGACAAGATCCTCTCTCACAGTGCATCTCCTGATGATTTCGGTCTTGGCGATGATCTCATTGAGCGTAAACTACGCCCTGCCCTTGATGCGTTGAATGAGATTGATCCTGACACAAAGATGGAATTTCAGACTGAAGTTTCCGTTTCATTCGGAGGGTATCTAGCTGGCGTATTCGGATCCTGTGACCTCATTGGTCGTATTGGCAATCGTGCAGTTGTTCTCGATTGGAAGTTTGGTGATGGGGTGGCGGTGGATGCTGTCGAGAACCATCAGCTTATGTTTTATGCCGCTGCGGCTATGCGGACTGACGAAGCCCGTTGGGCGTTCGAGGGCGTTACTGAAATAGAGTGTGTCATTGTCCAGCCGCCATATGTCAAGCGTTGGCTTACAACGCCTGGGCGCGTTAAGGCGTTTGAGCGTGAGTTGTATGATGCTGTGACTACGGCGCTACGGCCTAATCCGCCTGTGGCGCTTGGCGATCATTGCAAGTGGTGCCCTGCTAAACCTATCTGCCCTGCAATGACGGGCGAGACAGAGCGCGCATTGCGGATACAATTAAACAGCATATCGCCGGAGGGCTACAGCAATGCGCTTATTATCGCTGACCGCGTTGAAGAGTGGGCTAAAGAAATACGCAGCATGGCGCAGCAAGCGCTTGAGAACGGTATCGTTATCCCAGGATTTAAACTTGTGCCAAAGCGTCCGACCCGCCAGTGGGTCAACGACGAAGGCGCATTGGAAGCTCTTAAAGAAATGGGACTGGAACTTGATGAATTAACAGAGACGAAGTTAAGATCGCCAGCGCAGCTAGAGAAGGTGTTGAAGAAACACAAGCTAGACTTGCCGAAAGATCACGTCGTCGCTGTTTCAA